AAAAAAAATATTATAAAAAATTTTGAGAACCCGGATAATGAAAGGGAGTATTTACTTTCTAAAATAAAACTTCATCAAAAAGAAAAGGAGTCCCGAGTCAAAGATGATTTTTTAGAATTTGTAAAACATATGTGGCCTGAGTTTGTAGAAGGGTACCATCATAAAATTATTGCAGAAAAATTTAATAAATTGGCAACAGGAGAAATTAAGAGACTCATTGTCAATATGCCTCCAAGACATACCAAATCAGAATTTGCATCTAACTACTTACCTGCTTGGATGATTGGTAGGAATCCAAAATTAAAAATTATTCAAACAACTCACACAGCAGAACTTGCTGTAAGGTTTGGTCGTAAAGCTAAAAATGTAATCGACTCTTCTGAGTATCAAGAAGTTTTTAAAACTAAACTTCAAGAAGATTCAAAGGCAGCAGGCCGATGGGAAACAGAAGGTGGAGGTGAATACTTCGCTGCTGGTGTTGGCGGTGCAATCACAGGACGTGGTGCAGATTTATTAATCATTGATGATCCACACAAGGAACAAGACGCAATGAGCAAAGAAGGTTTTGACAAAGCTTATGAGTGGTATACTTCAGGACCCAGACAACGTTTACAACCCGGTGGGGCAATTGTAGTTGTAATGACTCGTTGGTCTACTAAAGATCTGACAGGTAGATTAATGCAAAATCAAAAAGAAGTTAAAGGTGATCAATGGGAAGTTATAGAATTTCCTGCAATCATGCCATCGGGATTACCTGTGTGGCCTGAGTATTGGAATCTAAATGAATTAGAAAAAGTTGAAGCAACTCTACCTATTGCAAAATGGAATGCACAATGGATGCAATCTCCAACAGCTGAGGAAGGTGCAATTATAAAAAGAGATTGGTGGCAAGATTGGGATAGCGATAATCCTCCTCACACAGAATTTATTATACAATCTTATGATACAGCTTTCTTAAAAAAAGAAACGGCCGACTATAGTGCCATAACCACCTGGGGCATGTTCCGTGATGATGAAAACCAGATGCATATAATATTATTAGACGCTGAGAAAGACCGGTACGAGTTCCCTGAGCTACGACGCGTGGCTCATGAATCATTTCTCTTTTGGCGACCTCAGATGGTTTTAATCGAGGCTAAGGCATCAGGGATACCGCTTACTCACGAATTATCTCGAATGGGAATTCCTGTAGTCAACTACACTCCATCAAGAGGAAATGATAAGCACGTTCGTGTGAATACAGTTGCACCTTTCTTTGAAAGTGGTAGAGTGTGGGCTCCGATGCATAAACAATATGCACAGGAAGTTATTGAAGAGTGTGCTGCATTTCCAAATGGAGATCATGATGACTATGTGGATTCGATGACTCAAGCAATAATGAGATTCAGACAAGGTGGATTTTTACTTCACCCTGAAGATGAAAAAGAGGATATTAAACCTAAAGAACCAAAGGTCTATTATGGTTAAACGATTAACGAGAACAATACCACCATTAAGAGGACCAAACCCACAGGGGTTGAATGTTCCATTAAAACAAGTTAAAGTAGTGAGATTGGAGAAATTAAATGGCAGAAGACAATATCGACAAGGCTCTTCCCAACGTAGAGCAAACAGTTAAGTTACCCGCAGAAGAAGAAATCGTAGAAGCACAAGAGACGATCGAAGAATCATTGCCCGGGGAACCCGAAGTTATTGAACAAGAAGATGGTTCGGTAGATATTAATTTTGAACCAGGGGCCGTGAACCAAGAAGGCACAGAAGACCACTACACTAACTTAGCAGATTTATTACCTGAAGATGTATTAGATCAATTAGGTTCTGAACTTCATTCAAACTATACAGAGTACAAACAATCAAGAAAAGATTGGGAAGATTCTTACAGTAAAGGTTTAGATCTTTTAGGATTTAAATATGTCAATCCTTCACAGCCATTCGAAGGAGCTTCAGGTGCCACGCATCCTGTACTAGCAGAAGCTGTTACACAGTTTCAAGCAGGAGCATATAAAGAATTATTACCCGCTGACGGACCTGTCAGAACTCAGATTTTAGGAGCCATTACTCCACAGAAACACGATCAAGCAGAACGTGTTAAAAATTTTATGAATTATCAATTAATGGATGTCATGCAGGAATACGAACCTGACTTTGACCAAATGCTTTTCTATCTCCCTCTTGCCGGCTCTTCCTTTAAGAAAGTCTACTATGATGATCTTTTAGAAAGAGCCGTTTCTAAATTTGTACCTGCCGATGATTTAATCGTGCCGTACACTGCAACATCATTAGAGGAAGCAGAAGCTGTTATCCACACAGTAAAAGTTTCAGAGAACGATTTAAGAAAACAACAGCTAGCAGGATTTTATAGAGATATAGAAATTAATCCTGGTTATTTAGAAGATGACCCTGTTACTAAAAAAGAAAGAGAATTAGAAGGCGTTAAGAAAACAGGAAGAGACGAAAGTATATTTCAATTAATTGAATGTCATGTTAATTTAGATTTAGAAGGATTTGAAGATCGAGATGATACAGGAGATACAACAGGAATTAAATTACCTTACCTTGTAACTGTTGATACATCTTCAAGAAAAGTTTTAGCAATCAAACGAAACTATAAAGCCGATGATCCCTTAAAGAAAAAGATATCATACTTTGTCCATTTTAAATTTCTCCCAGGACTTGGTTTCTACGGCTTTGGTTTGATTCACATGATTGGCGGTTTGTCTAGAACAGCGACTCAAGCGCTACGTCAATTATTGGATGCGGGTACTCTCTCTAATTTGCCCGCAGGATTTAAACAACGTGGAATTCGTATTTCTGATCAAGCACAATCCATTCAGCCAGGCGAGTTCCGAGATGTAGATGCACCAGGTGGAAACATCAAAGATGCATTTATGACTTTACCTTTTAAAGAACCATCAGCAACATTATTACAACTAATGGGTATTGTAGTGAATGCAGGTCAAAGGTTTGCTTCTATATCCGATATGAGTGTTGGCGATGGTAATCAAGGAGCTGCCGTTGGTACAACAGTTGCATTACTTGAAAGAGGTTCACGTGTAATGTCTGCGATCCACAAAAGATTATATGTTGGATTAAAACACGAATTTAAATTATTAGCAGATTGTTTTAAAACTTATCTACCACCTGAATATCCTTATGATGTTGTAGGTGCTCAAAGAAATATTAAAGTGCAAGACTTTGACGACAAAGTTGATATCGTTCCTGTAGCTGATCCTAATATATTTTCACAAGCTCAGAGAATATCTATTGCACAAACAGAATTACAATTAGCACAATCTAATCCTGGTATGCATAATTTATACGAAGCATACAAAAGTATGTATCATGCGATTGGTGTTAAGAATGTAAATTTAATTTTACCTCCACCACAACCACCTGTACCAACAGATCCTGCTACAGAAAATATTATGGCAATGTCAGGTAAACCTTTTCAAGCATTCCCGGGCCAAGATCATAGAGCCCATATAGATACACACATGGCATTTATGGGAACAAATATGGCTAGAAATAACCCGATGGTTTTAGCTGCGTTAGAGAAAAATATTTTCGAACATATTGCTTTGATGGCACAAGAACAAATCGAATTAGAATTTAGAGAAGACATAGTTCAAATGCAAGCTATGCAACAGAATCCAATGATGGCTCAAAATCCTGAAATGCAAACAATGGTTCAAAATTTGACTATCAAGATGGAGGCTCGAAAAGCTAAACTTGAAGCAGAGATGACGATTGAGTTTATGAATGAAGAGCAGAGAATGATTGGTGAATTTGGCAATGACCCTATTGCTAAACTAAGAGCAAGAGAACTCGATCTAAAAGCTATGGATGATCAAAGAAAACGAACGGAAGGTCAAGAACGAATCGACCTTGATAGAATGAAGTCTATGATGAACCAGAGTTTACAAAGAGATAAGATGGAGCAAAACGAAGATTTGGCTGAATTACGGTCAGATACTTCATTAACTAAAACCCAAATGAGTATTGACGGGAAAATGGAGAATGATAGATTCAAACAAAGAGATGTAAGAATCTTGAAAGGTCCTCGTAGATAATCTATAATAGGAGACATTATGAAAAAAAATAAAAACAGTCACGCAGGGATGACTCATGTAGACCATAATATGTTTATTAACAAAGATGGTTTTGCAAAAGGTGGAGTTGAAATTGATACAACTATGCCTAATGAATCTCAAACTGTAGACGTAAAAGGTACTAGAAGAATTAGACCCGAGAAAAAACCTGTAAAGGCGACTTGGTACTAATATGTGGTTATCGGCAATTAAATTAGCCGTTTCTGCTGGCAGCAAAATTTATGCTAACAAGCAGAGAACTAAGATGGCTATGTCTGATGCACAGCTTATGCACGCTTCTCGTATGGCCGAAGGTAAGGAAGCTTACCAAGGTAAATTGTTAGAAGCTAGGCAATCGGACTGGAAGGACGAGGCCGTCCTCATAATTCTGTCAACGCCGATCGCAATTTTGGCCTGGGCAGTGGTATCGGACGATCCAGGAGCGATGGACAAGGTCAAGCTATTTTTTGACATGTTCTCGCAATTGCCAAGCTGGTTTACTAATTTATGGATACTTGTAGTTGCTAGTATTTATGGTATAAAAGGAACACAAATTTTCCGAAATGGAAAAAAATAGGAGATTTAAAAATGGCGAATCCAAGATATAATACACAGGTTACTCAACCTAGAGGTAACACAACAAGAGTTGGAAAAATGGGTGGTGGCATGATGATGCAAAGACCTATGTATAAGGCAGGTGGAAGAATTAAAGATACTATAAAAAAAGGTATAAAAAAATTTCATGAAGGTGCTAAAAAAGCAACCATAAAATCTTTAAAAGAAGGTAAAATAAATAGACGTACAGGTCCTAGAGTTGGAAAAATGAGTGGCGGAAGAATTGCAGGCGCTGCTAGAAGAGCACAACAACACGGATACTATACACCTGACATGGGTATGAAGGGTGGAAAGATGTATGCTAAAGGTGGAAAAGTTTCTGGTAAGAAAAAAATTATTGCAGGTGGAACAGGTAAAGCAAAAAACTATCCTGGAATTAAAAAAATTATTGAAATGAATAAAAAAGGTAAGAAAAGATTTAGAGATGGTGGTTCAGCTTTAAAATCTGTAGACAAAAGTAAAAACCCTGGTCTAGCAAAATTACCAACTCAAGTTAGAAATAAAATGGGCTTTATGAAAAAAGGTGGTAAAGTAAAACAAAGCAAAACAGGAGATGCTAAAATAGCTGAAAGTATGTCTGTAAAAACACCACAAGCCATTAAAAGAATTACTGGTAGCAAAGAATATAAAAAAGCTGACTACAGAGGTAAAACTAAAATGCTAGGTGGAAAAGTTTATTCAATGGCAGAAATGGAAAAAAAAATTAGAGATTCTAAAAGAAATGGTGGCATGACTCGTAACACTAGAAGAATGAATCGTCTTGAAGAACTTGGTAGAGTAGATTCTGAAAAAGCATATTCTAGAAAAGGTAAAAGAAACTTAAAATCTGAAAAGAAAAGACTAGTTAAGGAGTTAAATAAATAATGGCTGAAAAAAAACCTGCGGGTAGAATTAGAAAATTTGTAGACAAAGTTAGAAAAAAAGTTGCACCAACTTTCGGTGAGCAATTTGATAAAGCTAGAAAAGAAAAGAAAAAAACTTTTAGATCAACTAGAGATGATAAGAAAAAAGGAAAACTAGAATATTCTACAATGAGAAAAAAAGAAGTTTCTGATAAAATTGCAGCAGGAAGAAGAGATGATGCAAAAGTTCAACCTAACGCACCTAAGAAAAAAGGCACATATGAAAAAGCAACAGGTACTAAATTAAGTTCTAGAGGAAAAGCTTTCAGAGATGCTAGAAAAGCAGGTAAAAAAGAATTCACTTTTGAAGGTAAAAAATACACTACTAGATTAAAAGGTGAAAAAGAAAAGAAACCTTTATTTACAGGTAAAGGAATTAAAAAAAATATAAATCTTTCTATGCCTGAGTTGTCAGGTAAAACTTCCAAAAAAATTAAAAAAGCTGTAAGAGGAAACACTACAGGTTTTGATATCCAAGGTGCTAGAAAAGGTGGCTTGATTAAAGGTCTTCCTAAACTAGCTAAAAAAGGATTCTAATATGGCTAAGCTTTGTCCAAAAGGTAAGGCTGCCGCGAAGCGTAAATTCAAAGTTTACCCCTCCGCGTACGCAAACATGTACGCATCCAAAGTTTGTAAAGGTAAAGTAAGAGCATCTGCTAAAAAAGGTGGCTTGATTAAAGGTCAAGGTTGCGAGATTAGATAATCATGAGAAGACAAACGAAACCAATCAAAAGTGTAAAACCTACTTTAGGTTTAAGTAAGAAAAAAGAATACTTAAAAAAAATTAAGAATAAAAAGAAAAAATAATGGGTGACTTAAAAAAATGGGTAAACCAAAAATGGGTAGACATTGGAGCTCCAAAGAAGGATGGCAAGTATCAACCTTGTGGAAGAAAATCTGCTTCTGGTTCAAAACGAAAATATCCAAAGTGCGTGCCCCTTGCAAAAGCCACACGGATGACAAGCTCACAAAAGGCGAGTGCTGTCAGCAGAAAAAGAGCGGCAGGTAATCCAGGTGGTAAACCAACCAACGTTTCTACATTTACTAAAAAAAGAAAATCAATGAGTATGGGAGGCATAGTATAATGCCATCTGTTAAATCTGGAGGGATATCGATAGATCACACGGATAAAAAACCATATGTACATGGAAGACATTCAACTAAAAATTCTTCAATAGGTGGAGCAGCTAAATCTAAAAAAGATTTTGGATTTGATATTCAATATCACAAAAATAAAACTTCAGGTGGTTTAAGAATTTCAAAAAATAAAGACGGATCAAATATAACTTTTGGTATAAGAAAGAAATTTGCTAGAGGTGGAGATGTAATGCCTAAAAGAAATAAGAAAAACTTTAGACCTACAAAGTCTGGAGCAGGAATGACTCAAGCCGGTGTCGCTTCCTACAGAAGAAAAAATCCCGGTTCTAAACTAAAAACAGCCGTGACTGGTAAAGTAAAAAAAGGGTCCAAAGCTGCAAACCGACGTAAGTCGTACTGTGCAAGAAGTGCAGGTCAAATGAAAAAATTTCCAAAGGCAGCAAAAGATCCTAATTCTAGACTACGTCAGGCTAGAAAAAGATGGAAATGCTAGATAAATATATTTACAATATACTACACTTTATTATGAAATGGGCAGGTACGTTAAATGCGTGGGCATGGCGTAAACACGTTAAGATCCTTGAGAAAAAAAGACTGAGTGAAGATGAAAATTACTTAAAAGAATTAAAAAATAAATTGTAGGGGAAAAATGAGAAATGGAATAATACAAGCACTAGAAGATAGGTATGAAGCAGAAATATCTGCAGCACATGCTACTATTAATATATACCTTACTAATTCAGTAGGGATTGGTGAACATCCACAACATTTAGAAGAAATAGATAAACAATTAGATAAAATTGCACAAGCAGAAGAAAAACTAGATGCTTTGGATGATTTTAGAAAAGGAGAAGAATAATGGAAGATCTAGTATTAGTAGCTAAATTACAAAGAATAATAACACAAAGACACGACGATGTTGTTACTGCAATGGCTTCAGGAGCTGTTGACAATATGGAAAAATATCAATATATGTTAGGACAGATACGAACATATCAGTATATGTTACAGGAAATCTCAAACCTGCTAAATAAAAAGGAGCAAAATGAAAAAGACGGAACAGTCATCGACATCAAACCCAAAGGTAATCCTACCGAATAAGGATTTAGTTGGGGTCAGAAAACCAGAATCAATAGATAAAAAAGAAAAAAATATAGCAGAAGATTCTACTAAATTACCTAGTCCAACAGGTTGGAGAATTTTAGTTTTACCTTTTAAACAAAAGCAAAAAACTAGCGGTGGTATATATTTAGCAGATGAAACTGTAGAGAGATCACAAGTAGCGTCAACTTGCGGTTTGGTATTATCAATGGGTCCTCATTGTTACGACAAAGAGAGATACCCTGAAGGTCCGTGGTGCAAAAAAGGTGATTGGATTATCTTTGCAAGATATGCTGGATCACGAATAAGAATAGACGGGGGTGAGATAAGACTTCTAAACGATGATGAAGTTTTAGCGACCGTGGAAAACCCTGAAGATATCTTCCACGAATTTTAACAATCATAGGAGGAACTATGCAAGAAGAAAAAAACACAATCGATATTGACACTAGTGGTCCTGGTGCCGAAATCGAATTGCAAGAAGAAAAGAACGAAAATATTGTTGAACAACCAATAGAGGAAAACAATGATAAAAAAACTGAAGAAAGCGTTCAAGACAATAATCAGTCCGATAACTCATCTGAGAAATCTGACGAGCAGCTTAATGTTTCTGAATCTAAGGATGATGGGAGTGATAAGCAACAAGGTGAAGGTAAAGAGCATGAAGACTATTCTGAAGGAGTTAAGAAAAGAATAGCAAAACTCACTAAAAAAATGCGTGAAGCAGAGAGACAACGTGATGAAGCGTTATCTTTTGCAGAACGTACTAAACAAGAAAGAGACACACTTACTTCTAGAGTTTCTAAACTTGATACAGGTTATGCATCAGAGATGGAAAATAGAATTAAGTCATCTTTATCAGCAGCACAATCAAAATTAAAAGTTGCTAGAGAAAATAACGATATTAAATCAGAAGTTGAAGCGTCAACTCAAATTTCTCAACTAGGTTATGAGCAAGCAAAACTTGCGGAACTTAAAACTAGACAAGAAATGGAGTCGAAAGCAAGAGAGGAAGAGGTAAAACAGCCTACAAAACCTCAAATGCCTGCAAATAACCCTGAAACTGATCCTAGAGCTACCGAGTGGGCATCAAAAAACTCTTGGTTTGGTTCAGATTCAGCTATGACATACACAGCTTTTGACTTACACAGAAAACTTACTGAAGAAGAAGGGTTTGATCCTCAATCTAGCGACTATTATGCAGAGATTGATAAAAGAATAAAACTTGAATTTCCTCATAAATTTGGTAAGATAAAAGAAACGACTAGTAAACCTACTCAAACTGTTGCATCTGCAACGCGTAGTTCAAAGACAGGTCGCAAATCGGTGAAACTCACATCTTCACAAGTAGCAATTGCTAAAAAATTAGGTGTGCCACTAGAAGAATATGCGAAACAACTTATAAACACGAAGGAGGCATAAGCATATGAAAACAATAGATAAAAAAGCCAAGAATCGTGCGAGTCAAACTAAAAGTGATTCAACGAAAGTTGAAACAAAAGCAAAAACGGTTGCACCAAAAGTTCAACCTAAAGTTTGGGCTCCACCATCGTACTTAGATACGCCTAACGCGCCGAACGGCTACAGACACAGATGGGTCAGGGTAGAAATCCTTGGATTCGTTGATACTAAAAATGTTCAGGGTCGATTAAGATCAGGATATGAATTAGTAAGAGCAGACGAATATCCAAAAGAAGACTTCCCAGTAGTGCAAGACGGCAAATACGCAGGGGTGATCGGGCACGGAGGCCTAGTGCTGACTAGGGTACCAGAAGAGATTGCGAGACAGCGAACTGACTATTATATGAGACAGGCGCAGGATCAAATGACGGCAATAGACAACGATCTCATGAAGGAACAGCATAAGGGAATGCCTATCGATATTGATAGACAATCTCGTACAACCTTCGGTGGCAAAGAGTAGTTAATTTTTTAACAATTCCAACCAACGAATTACATTAACCGAGATGGTAAAACATCTCACTTAAGGAGAAAAAACTATGGCTAATAGTTCAGCAGTGGGTTTCGGTTTGAAACCTATTAAAATGTATGGCAATGGTTATGAAAACATGGGTTTAGGTGAATACCCTGTTGCAGCATCCTCTGACGCTATCTACAACCAAGATTTGGTTTGTCAGGCAGCTACAGGATTTGTAATAGTGGGTATAGCTGGTACAGAAGATATTATCGGCTCACTTAATGGTGTTTTTTATACTGATGCTACTACTAACAAGCCAACGTTTCAGAACTACCTTCAAGGCTCAAACACTGCTACAGACATCGTTGCACTAGTTAACGATAGTCCGCTACAGCAGTATGAGATTAGAAGTGACGCGACTGGAGCTTCGGCACAAACAGACGTAGGAGAAGTTGCAGATGTAACTTATGTTGCAGGAGCAACTCCGAATTACGTTTCGAAAACAACTCTTGCCTCAGCGGGTTTAGCTGCAGGTTCGAGTAAACAATTAAAAGTGATTGGTGTTTCAAGAGACCCAGAAAATAATGACTTAACAGCGGCTAACGTCGTGTGGAGAGTTGTTATCAATGAGTCATTCTTCTTGGATGCCACAGGAATATAATAGGAGTATTAAATTATGGCTATATCACGTAATCAACTAGTTAAAGAACTAGAGCCAGGTTTGAATGCACTATTCGGCCTGGAATATAAACAGTATGATCAAGAACATACTGCTATATACACAACAGAGTCATCTGACAGAGCTTTCGAAGAGGAAGTTATGTTGTCAGGTTTCGCTCAAGCACAAGTAAAACCAGAAGGTTCAGGTGTTGTCTATGACAAGGCTCAAGAAACTTTCACAGCTAGATACACTAACGAAACAATTGCGTTAGCGTTTGCTATAACTGAGGAAGCGATTGAGGATAACTTGTATGACAGACTTGCTTCTAGATATACAAAAGCTTTAGCTAGATCAATGGCTCAAACTAAACAAGTAAAAGCGGCTGCACCATTAAACAATGGTCTACCTGGAGGAAGTTTTAATTCAGGTGACGGTGTTACTTTATTTAACACTGGGCATACAACTATTGCTGGATCTTTCAGCAATACTTTAGCGACTGCTGCAGACTTAAACGAAACTTCATTAGAGCAATCAATGATCGACATTGCTGCGCTTACTGATGAAAGAGGTTTAAAAATCGCAGCTAAAGCTACAAGAATGATTGTACCTTCTGCACTTCAATTTACTGCCGACAGACTTATGAATTCTGCTGGTAGAGTTGGAACTGCTGATAATGACATCAACGCACTAAGAAATATGGGAATGATTCCTGGAGGATACTCTATTAATCATTACCTAACAGACACAGATGCGTTCTACATTATCACAGACGTGCCTAATGGTATGAAACATTTCGAAAGAGCCCCATTAAATACAAAAATGGAAGGTGATTTCGATACTGGCAATGTTAGATACAAAGCTAGAGAAAGATACGTATTTGGCGTATCTGACCCTAGAGGTATCTTTGCATCACCAGGTGCTTAATAGTTAAAAATTTTGAGGCGGGACACAATCCCGCCTCATTTTACAAATAGAAAGAAAAAACCATGAAAAACTTCAGAATCAAAGTTAGAGCCTACGGATATATAGCAGATTTTACTGTTGAAGCGTCCGAAGAGGGTAAACCTCTAGAAGATTCTATCATTGACAAACTAGGAAAAAATGATATAAAATGGGACAAATCTGATTTTTATAGTCAGAAGAGAACATGGTTAACATACGAGGAAATTGTAAATGATACTAGACCTTTACAAACAAAAAACGTCCTTGGAGTTGAGCTGGCAACAAGAGTTTAATAAACACAGTAAATATACTCTTGATATGGTCAGAATTGATGACAAAATTAGAGAAGTCATCACTGAGATCAAGCTTGAAGAAGCTAAAATTGCTACAAGAGAAAATGCAATTGCTCATTCGGCTCCACAAGTTTCTGTAGCTACTTAAACAAAAGCTACATCGTTGAAAACGCACATTCATTATAAGGCTCTCTTGCACTCAATATAAATCTGTTGTATAAATAACACACTATACAATTTAAAATAAATTAAATGTAGACGCGTATAGTCGACAACCCCTAGGGACTACATTTAAGATATCTAGGAGGATATTAATATGGCAAACACAACATTTACAGGACCAGTAAGATCCGA